GTCGTACCGCGATCCCGGGTCAGAACACAGGTGGTGTACTGGGGCAATATACATTAGTTCCAAAGTGATCATGATGCCCCGGCACGTATGGTTTTTGGATGGCAATTTGGAATTGCCTCCTAGGAAAGAATTAGTATTCGACATTGTGCGATCTGAAGAAAATGCAAATGGAGGATGGTGTGCGAGAGATGTCACTATTTTCTATGAAACGGGTGTGCGTGTGGGAAACAGCGATTTGATGCTATTTAGTATATATGTCGGGGGTACAAGACCAAATATAATGAAGTTTTTACCCGATGAGAAGCCAAATACCATATATGACGCTATCTGTGTTTATCGACAGAAAGATGGAACCGTGAGAGAAACGAAAGGTGAGTTTATAGCTGGAGATGCAAGCTATATCAATAAATTTGGAACTACGGTTACCATTGATGGTGGGCGAGTGGTATATGATACACCCACTTATCAGGGAATGTGTATTACCACACTTGTTGCCCGCCATAACCCCCCATTCATATTGGGGTTTCACTTGGCCGGCTTGACTAACACAGTGTATGGTAGTGCTGTTGCCGTGACGAAGGACGACATTAAGAGTTCCTATGCTAATTTGAAGTTAACTCCGGGCTTCGCGGATGCTCATTCTAGTGGAGAAATGCCAATTCGCATTCTAGGGAAGGAAATTGGATTTTCCCCAGTGATATCTTTGAAATCACCTATTTCGTACATTTATGAGTACAATGCTGATGTGTATGGTTCATGTGCGGGTGGGGTGAAAGCCGGATCCAAGATCAAAAATAGTATGATTGCGGACGTGCTTACCCAGAAATTTGGAATTGAGCAAAAGTGGGGTCCGCCAGACTTCTTACAGGAAGGTAGGCGGTGGAAACCCTGGTATGATAGTATGATTCACATGGTCAATCCCCGGCATAAGGTAAATCCTGTGTTGTTGGAGATGGCACGTAAAGACTATGTGAATGGGTTTTTGCCCCTTCTCAAATTGACGTCTTTAACTAAATATTTGAGGCCATTATCGTTGGACGAAACTGTGAATGGCATACCAGGAGTTCGTTTTATTGATGCTTTGAATATGAGGACTTCTATGGGCTTCCCATTGTCCGGTGTCAAGAGTGACTATTTGGTAGATAAGGATCCACCCGTCGGGGATGATGGAAGTATCATTAGGAAGTTTGATCCAACTCTTGGTTTGGAGAAGGAGATAGCAGAATGTGAAGCCAAATATTTACAAGGTGAGAGGTGTCACCCCATTTTTAAAGCCTGTCTTAAAGATGAACCGACTAAGAAAACTAAGAAGAAAGTACGTGTGTTTGAGGCAGCGCCCATTGTGTTGCAATTGCTTATTAGGAAGTACTTTTTGCCTATAATCAGATTTGTTAGCATGGCGCCTGTAACGTCAGAGTGTGCTGTGGGCATAAATTGCTTTGGTACAGAGTGGGCTGAGTTGCATGAGCACGTAACATCCTTCGGTGAGGACAGGATAGTTGCCGGAGATTATAGCAAATGGGACTTGAGACTACCCGCTCACCTCGTGTTAGTTGCGTTTGACGTGTTGATAAGGCTAGCGCATTTGTCTCGTAATTACACGGAATCTGAATTGGAAATCATGCGAGGCATAGCGACCGACGTGGCTTATCCGGTCATAGCTTTCAATGGGACATTAATGGAACTACATGGTTCCAATCCATCTGGGCAGAATTTAACTGCCCATTTGAATAGCATATGCAATAGCTTGTTGCTGCGGATGGGATTTTTTGCGATTACGGGAAAGACCGACGGTTTTCGGAAGTTTGTTCATGCATTTACGTATGGAGACGATTTA